AGTTCTACTGGTTTTGCACCACCACCTCGTGTTACATTTGCTCTGAAATCACCATCGGTTGATTCTCTTTTCATTGCTCCAATAACTTTACCACCTACTACGATAATTCTTAAATCTTTTCCATGTGAATCCTTAACAAACTCTTGTAGTATGATATTAAATCTATCGTTAAATTGTTCCATCATCTCTACTAATTGTTCAAAGTTTCTTTTATTTTCAGCCAGATAAACACCCTTACCATGTGTACCACTTAATGATTTAACCACGGTAGGAAACCCAATATTCTTTTGTACATAGTTTGAATCGACTGGATTCTTAACCAACATTGTTTTTGGATGTGGAATATTATTTTGTGCAAGTATTTGCATTGTATATAACTTATCCTTTACATTATCAATAGCATCACTACCATTGATAAACAATACTCCCATTCTCTCTAAATGTCTGAACACAGCTTTCTGATAATATGTAGTTGCACTTCCAACTCGTGGTATAACAAAATCAGGTATGTTTGTATATTCGTTATCCACCAATACAGATTTTCTATCATCCTTATCTATAAAAATATCTACATTATTAGGATGTACAAAAAAACATTCTATACCCTCATCTTTGAAACATTCAATTAATCTTTTTGTTTCGTAAGATGGTGTGGATTGTGTTGTGAATATCCAGCCTTTCATTAATCTAAATAAATCTCACTCCATAGTTTAGTGGTTTCAGGAAATGTTTTCAACATAATCTCTTTCAATACTTTAGCATAATCTTGTATTTCTACTTGTGATGTTGGTTCATCCCTCAACTCAATAAAATTCATAATACTTTGAAATGATGCTGTCCACCAAACTTTTGTGTAGACTGTGAGTGGTAAAATACTTCTTGCCTGTTCTTTTGCCATTCCTCTTTTTAACATCTCGTTGTATGCTGAGATAGAATGTTGTTGAGCAACAGTCCATAATTGTCTTGTACTATCTTGTAATTCAATCAACCCATCACTCGCCTGTTTGTTATCATCACTCTGTTTTCTAAATTCTGTTGGCATGTAAAACTCATCATAAGGAACATACCTACCACTAATCTCATTCCAAGCATGGTCTTTAGTAGGATGATTACTCGTAGTTTCAATACCCACGACATGTTTGTACCATTGTCTCATCACAAACTCTGGTGCTTTTATAATAAACATACAATGTTGATGTCTGAATGGTGAAAAGTGTTTGTGTTTGATTAAGAACTTAGATAACTTTCTATCTTTTTCTTCAAATGTTTCACTTCTACCACCGAATGATACTCTTGCAGCATTCACTGGTGTTAAATCATCACCAAGTGTATCAACCAATTCTATGTAACCCTTATCTAATACATCGATTTTCATCATGCATCTCCTTTTTGTTTAATCATTTCTGTTAATTCTTTGGTTCTATTATCTTTGTAAGTTTTTGCGTAATGTTTTCCCCACTTAGTTTTAAACCACACTTTTGTGCGGATATACACAAATATCGAATTGATGTTAATCAAGAATTTTTTTAACATAATATAACCTTTAATAATATATATAAGATTAATTTCTCTTATTCACTATTTTCTGCATCATTATTAGTTTTTTTATCTTCAGCTTCAGATTTAATAGTAAAATTAATAAAATCAATTTGGTCTTGACCCGTAGGTTCTTTTATATCTGGTTCTATTATTTTACCTTTAGCCTTCACAAGTTTATCCATATCAACTCTCATTAATCCTGTGATTGTAGTTTTCCAACCTGTAGAATCTAACTGATGTTGTTGTGCTTTTACTTGAAATAAACTATATTTTTTATATGTTTCTGGTAAGTAATCTACACCAAATACATCAAATAAATCAATACCACCGATACCAGGCATTGAGAATGATATCTCTATTGGTACTAATGGGTCAACCTCTGAATCAGAAATTAGTGTTTTGTTCATAAAATATAATAAAGTTCTTTCATATGATGTAATCATATCACCATTAGCGTTCCAAATTAATCCATTTTTTTGTGGATTACTAAAATCAAAACTTGTTAACCCATCAAATGGTTGTTCTATTTCGAGAGCTTCTTCTTCACTTGCTCTGATACTTGTTAACTCACTACTTAGTTCCGTAAAGTTTTTATCACCATAATGAAATGTCATATCAGAATTTACTTTTTCAAGTGTAGTTTCACCAGCCTGAGTTTCAGCAAAACTACCACCTGTATTTTTATATTTTTTTATTAAACCTTTTTGAAATGGATGTGTTATATCGTGTAGTAATAAATCTTCATAAGGTGTAATATCTTCACCTTGTTGTACTGCACGAATGGCTTCATTTTGTAATTCACCGAGAGCTTGAACACCTTTCATCTCTGGTTTATTTGTGGTTGATGATGCTTTAGTTTTAATACTTTTATTTGAATGATACATAGCCATCGTAGCCATTTGTGATGATAAATTTACTGATACATTGAAATCAGAGAACAAAGAATTTCTACCATAGTTTGAGAATACAAATGTATCTACACCCTTTTCTGAAAAAACAATATCTCTTGCCTTATCTGTAGTATAATCATCACGAACTTCAGGATTGATATCACCAACTCTCTGTTCAGTTTCATACCTATCGATAACACCAATCTTACCTGTATTGTTAAAATCATTAACTAAATCGAATTGCCAATAACCACCATACAATGAAGATACAGCAACCCAAAAACTACTTAAAGCACTATCAAGATTACTAACACTACTAAAATATTGTTTTAAGTAATCACTACTGAATACAAAATTTCTTATAACACCTTTATCTTTAGTAGGATGTTTGAATGGTGGAAAAAGAGTATCTATCTGTTTAAAATCTTTAAATAAATTTACATAATCATTATAAGCATCTGTACCACCAAGTTTAAACCACAACTGGTCTCCTATATCAACTCCACCAAAACTACCATTTATTGTATTATCAGCACCTACATTTAATACACCAGGAATACGACCAGGTAGTATAGCGTGTTTACTTATGGTATATGTAAATTCACCAAATCTACATAATGAATCTTCTATTATAGTTTTATCTATTTTACCATCACCATCTACATCATATTTTAAATTTCTACTTAGTACTTGTGCAACAGATTGTCCATCATCAAACTTCGTGATTTCTCTATTTGCTGGCCCTTGTTTACCATCAGGTACAGGTGCATCAGTTTCTATAAATTTTTCTGTAGTCCAACCAAAGAATGTGGTTAATACAATATCTTCGAACCAAGCCCAATTACAATAACCTTGTTCACCATTATGATATACACCCGCTTCACCCTCTTCTTGTGCTAGAGCAATATTCACATCAAGGTTTTCCATAAATTTTTCAAAATAAAAATTAGAGTTTTTATATGCATCTTCTAACTCTTTACGATTAGATTCTTGTATTTCTTTTATTTTACTATTTGGATTCTCATCAATCGTACTACTGAAAATATCTGAACCCAATGAAGTAAGTGTAGTGGTACAATCAAAACCACCTTGTTCATTTATATCATATGAGAAAGAAGTTATCTTACCCATAGCACAATAATAATCACCACCAGCATCTTTTATCTTTTTATTGGTGGCCTTAAATGTTTTTAAGAATTCTTCTTCATCCGTAACTATTTCTGGTTCTAAATTTATTTTTCTGTTTTCTGCCCAACCAAACTCTACTAAAACAATTCTACCATGTTTTAATAATGCTGTTTCATACTCATGAAATTGGTTTATATCGTAAAATTTCCAATTGATTGTTACTTCTTGTACACCATATTTTGTTTTAAAATTAGTAGAGATACCTGTGATTCCACTATGTGGTCTGAATGTAGCGGCAGGGTCATCGGTGTATAAATTTACTTCTGATGTTAAAGGTCTGTTTAATGGTTGTCCGTTTTTAAAAGCACTTGATAATCTAAATGGTGTATCACTTTTTGTACCATCAGCATTTTTACCATACACAGCTGATGTAACTCGTGCCCAACAAGATTTGGTTAAGAAGTTCATAGGGTCACCAACACCACCGATTGGTTCTAAGATATCAAAATTACCATTCCTATTTAAAGCATCTATCCTTCTATACAAACTTTTTTGTACATGCTTATCAATGTGTTTAAATTCAAACATTATGTATTGGTATTTATTTTATTTAATTGTTTTACAACATCACCTATATCTTGTGGGATAATAAGTTTTTGTCCTATTTGAAATTTTACTCTACCCTTAAAATCATTTGCTCTAGCAATAATCCACCATAAAGAGATATCATCATAAAATCTATATGCCAAAGTCATCAAAGTATCATCAAACTTAGCATAATAAATTATATCAGAATCCTTTGGTTCTATTTCAGGATATAGTGTAGTACTTAGTACTCTGTTTTCGGTTATTTTATCTTTTTGTATTTCTGTATATTTGTATCTCATGACTTCTCTCGTATCACTTGTTTACTCCAATGGTCAGCACTTGAAGCGTTTACATAATCTGGTCTACTTGTTTTACCATCTCTTGGATTTTTATCACCAAATACACCAAATTGTTTTTCACCAACACCACTATCTTTTAAGAATGGAATATCATAATGTTTACCTAATGTTTGTGGTAAGTATCTACCAACATGAACAAATTCACAACTTACACTAAAATATTGTGGTATTTGGAATCCCTCATCAGTTTCCCATACTGAATTTTCTTCGAATGTTAGTGTGATATTATTAAAATATCCTGGTGTGTTGTTAAACATATCACCGATAGTTAAATAAATATATGGTGCAACTGGTCGAACTTCTTTATCATTTGATAAAATCTTTTTGAATGTAGGATAAGCCAACCCAACTAAAGCATTCATTTTTTCTTGAATAAGTGGTATCTCTTGTTTAGTAAATGCCGCAACTTTAAAATCAAATGAAACACTACGAGCGGCCCCACCATATAAGTGAACCGAATCTGGTCTACCAATATATCTTTCTGTAGTCCACTCAGGTGTTACGGTATCTGTTATCGTTCCAAGATGTGCTGGGAAGATAATCCACTTACCATTCACTGCATCTCTAATTCTAAACTTAACAAAATCTTTTGGTAGTTTACCTGTAGGTGTATTGGCAAATCCTATCTCTGCAAATTTACCACCATAAGGAACTTGTAATTGATTCGATACTCCTACTGAATATAATCCACCCTCAGCTCTTACAAATCCTGTACCTAAATTATAAGTTTCAGCTGAAGCGGTAGCGAAGTTTAATATCTCACCCGTCTCTCTTGGTTGTAATGCCACTACCTCAGTATTAACTTGTGTACCCTCACCTGTTTCTAAAATCTTATCAATCGTCTTTTTTCTTAATGATATTATTTCATCTTTACTCTTTGGTATTTGATTATATACTTTTGATGCTGTACTCTTTACAACATTGATAGGGTCGTTAAATACAGTCTCTGCCGTATCTAATATTGATGTGAAGAATCCATTACCACCAGCATTATCATCGTTTTCAAAATTTCTTGTGGTTAGATTTAATAATCTATTTTCACTTTCAGCTCTTTCTTTATCATACTTTGGTGTTTCAATTGAATCAAGAGCACCAGCGGCATCCCTTAATAAATCTGTAAAACCATCACCAGATGGTGTATCAGGAAATGATGGATAACCAACATGTCTTGGTATTTGAATCAATGGTGAAGCGGCTGAACCTAAACTTAATGGATTGTAAATTCTTGTTTCTTTTCTTGCATTTTTTGATTGTAATAAAAATTGTTTTAGATTAAATACAATACCTCTACCAGTTAACTGAAACTTAGCCAATCTTACGGTATCGGTTACACCTCGTAATGTGTTAAATATAGTACCACCTCGTAATAAACCATCATCAACTCCAGCAGTAATATCACTATTACCAATATCTTTAATTATAAATGGTTCATCAAATCCAAGATTGCCTGTTCTTAATCCTTTGTTACCATTAAACTTTTCATATTGGTCATCAACTTCATCCAATCTATCCGCTAATTTCTTAGAGGCTTGTGTTTCCAATGGTAAATTATCTTGGTTTGTTTCATCAGTTCTACCAATTTTTCTTTGCCAATCAAATTGTGCTATATCACCTGTTTTATCAAATAATCCCATTTCTTATCCTTAGTTATCTGGTAACTCCCTTACCGCATTTTTCAAATCATCTTGTTTTTTATTTAATGTTTTTAATAGTTCAGCAACATTATCTAAACTATTACCGAATGTTCCAAAGTAACTATCATTATCATCGATGAACTTCTGTAAAGCATCACCACCCTTAGCCTGAGCAATTAGTAGGGCCTTTCTATCATCAGCACTTAACTTAGCTTTTTCTTCTTCGAGTTTTCTTTTCACTTCATTTATTTCTGCTTGTTTATCTTCTATGGATTCACTTGCTTCTAATTTACTACCGATGGCCTCACCAATCATTTGTCCTGCAACTGAACCAACCACAGTACCAAATCCTGGTGCTATGAATGAACCAATAGCACCACCAATTATTGCTCCAGCTCCTCCACCTATTGCACCTTTATCTTGGTTCTGTATACCACTTACGATATCAGCACCACCAACTGCGGCACCTACAACACCACCTTTTACTAAGGCCTTAGGAGCTTTTGATACAATACTTTTGGTTAAATTCTTTGAAGTAGCTTTTAAATTCCTTGTAGAATCTTTTAATGTTCTACCCAATCCCTCTCTTTTACTAAGATTACCAGCCTTGGTCATTTTAGGTGTAACTTTTTTAGTAAACCTCTGAGCTGATGATTTCATTGTTTCAAGTTTTGGTGTTAAATTCTTCAATGTCTTTGGTAGTTTCATCAAAGTATTTACTCCCATAATAGCCGCTAAAGCTATCGTGGCCTTTTTCAAAGCATCTGTGGCTTGTATTAACTTCTCTTGAGTAGAGGCAATCGTTTTTCTAGCTTCAAGGTTTCTCTCATCAATACTCTTATCTTTATTCTTAACCTCTAACTTACCACTTGCTAATTTACTTAACTCCTCAACACTAACACCAATCGAATCTGCCAAAGCTCTTCTTTGGATTACATTCATTCTGTTAAGTTCAGCCTGACCACCAATCTGAGATACCACATCTCTTGCCGCACCTGCTAAATCACCCTCAAGTGCTAATCTTCTGGCATTATTAAAGTTTAATTGTTTACCAATTAATAGAGATGCCTCCATTTCTTTTTCAATACTTGATTCGAAATCTAATAATGTATCAGCAATCTTAGCCGTAGTTGCCAAGTTGATTCCAAGTTTCTTAGCCTGTATTGCCGCTCTGGCTATATTGTTCCCACCATCTTTTGCAAACTCAGCAAATGATTCTGAGTTCTCAGCAATATCGGCTATCACATCACCAGGTGCCACATCGTTAGATTCAGCCAGTGCCGCTGTTGATGCTTGGAAGTTCATGGCAGTTTCAAAACTCGAACCTGTAACATCCATAAATGTTTTTGCCAACTTAACACTTGAATCTATCTGTATACCTAACAATAAATTCTGTTCAACTAATTGTTCTATGTTCTTAGCATTAACTTTATTCAAATCACCAAAGTTTTCTTGTATCTTAGCCGCCACATCATTTAATTCTATACCAGCTAATTTGGCAGTTGCCACTAACTTTGGATTTAATTTTAATTCTTTATTTAATTCTACGGCTTGGTGTGCAGATAATCCTAATTCTTTTTGAAATTCTCTTGTACTTGTTATCGCTTTCTTCAATAACATACCAGCACCAACTAATGCGGCACCAAGTAATATCATAGGATTTTTCATTACAGCCCTACCAAATAATATGGCCTGTGCTTTAAGTTCTCTCATACTATTAGCACTAACACCAAGACTATCTTGTAGTTTTTCAGATACCATTTGTTTGGCCTGCATTTCGGTAGCGGCATCTTTGGCACTTTCAAACTCTGCCTTAGCCGCCTTAAGATTATTATCTAATCTTTTCCTCTCTGCTTTTCCTAAATTGGCTTTATTACTCTTTATCTGTTCAGCAACATCTTTAAGTTTCTTTTCGTTCTTCAAGATATCAAAAGATAGTAAAGCTTCTTTATCCATTGTATCTTCCATAGATTCATGGATACTACCAATTTCTGCTGTAATTTTCTTTTCAGCTTTCTTTTGTTCTAACTCAATTTTTTGTGCTCTTAATTGTTCTTTTTGTTCTTTAGTAGCCTTCTCACCAGCAGCTGCAATTTCTTTTGCAGTTTTGGCGATTTCCTTTTTAATCTTATCCTCTTGTTCGGTAAGCTCTATTATTTTTTCTTGATTTTTTAAGTATGTTGTGTTCTCCGCCACAATTGCTCCTTAAATGAACTATATGTGAAAAAAATTAGTATCCGTATTTTTCAGGATTTTTCTTAAAATCACTTAGGAAGTCTGCAACTTTCTTATCTCTTTTTTTGGCAATCTTTTTCAAATCACTATCGGTGATATCTTTAACTGCCTTCTTGAGTTTATCGAAAAAACCCTCATACAAACCTTTAGCTTTTAAAACCTCAATTTGTTTTTCATTTAATTTATACATTGGATTCCTTAATTACGAATATTAATTATCATATATAAATATCATTATGGTGATTTTTTATTAAGTCGTTCAGCTTCCTTGTTTTCTTTTTTGCGTTGTTCTATAAGAAGATTTTCGTAGAACTTTCTTAAATAGATTGGCATGTTGTAGAGTTCAGTCCAAGTGAATCCACTATCATGATATGCCATTTGAAATAAGGATTCGTGAATTATCTTTTTATAATTTGGACTCAGGCCAAAAAAACCTAACCCCTACAGGTATATCTACCTTATGGGGCTCTCCTATCTGACTTGTATATTCTTGTTCAAAAACTACATCAGGTGTTACTTTCTTCAAGTACTCACGATAGGCTTTGGTATCTTGTGCCAAAAACTCATTTACAACAAAATTATCAATGAATTGTTTCTCTTTGTTACCATCTACTGATGTTATTTGTTTCTTTAAACGAGTAGTAAGTTCAGGTGTTACACCTGTGGTAGCACTTAATTTTCTGTAACCCTCTAATTCAGTTTCGATTTCTCGTTCATCTCTATGTGTTAATAGTTTGAAAGTTATTGTTCTTTTACTGATTGGTAACTCAAGTTCAAAATTGTTACCACTTTTTAATAACTTATCATCTATTTTTACTGTTTCTATTTGTGTTAAATCAAAAGTATGTTCAACTTCTAAACCAGTATCGGGGTCTGTAAGTACTACATCATACTCCTTACCATAACCCAAAACTCTTGTACCTAACATCAAAGCATTCTTATCACCAATCAACATATCATCTAATTTTACTTTAGGGTCAGCGATTACTGATTCTAATAATCTATCTATCACTACTCCTTTTTCAATTAGATTTGTTGATGTTAGAATATCTTCTTCTTTAGCGGTCATGTATTTAACATCTATCGTTCCACTACTTAATGGACTACCTTTAGGATATAACAACCCTTGAGATGGTAAAGATAGTGTTTCAGTAGGGAAAGCGTATTGGTTATCAGCCATTTATCTTCTCCTATGAATTGAATTTAAAACCATATATTATAACTATGTTGTAACTTTAGAAAAATCTAATTTATTTTTTGTTTCCTAAAACTTTTTCAGCTCCAGCTATACCGAAACTACCTAAAGTAGTAAATAGGAATGAATTGTATACTACATCATTGATAACTAAATCTTTACCCATGATACCAGTAACAACATCTGCACCTGCAAAAATAACCATAATTGTGAACGCTCCGAAACCTATAATAGATTTCTCGTTGTAGTCATTGTCATCTTTGAAAATTTCCCACATGCTCATATCTCCTCCTGTGATTCCTTATGGAATCGTTATTAATCTTAGTATGAAAGTATTGCGTAATCGTAACGAAGTGTTAAAGTGATATCCGCAACATCTGTTCCGTTAGCAAAATCTAAATCATTAAAGTTTGCTGATTGGATGAATGCACCTTTTAATATCCATTCTTCAACCTTATCACCAACTGGCCCTAACATATTGAATGTGATTTCTTTCTTATAAAAATCAGAATATCCATCACGGCCTGTTACTGATTCGTGGTGTAATCTTACCCATTCCATAACTGCCTGAGCACCTGATGGTACGATTGGGTCATATAGAGTAATCTCTAAAGTTTCCCAAGTACCTTTACCTTTAAGGTATCGTTTTACATTGATATGATTTAATTCAATCTCTTCAAATGTAATATTAGGTCTGTTTGCAGTTTTCACGAAGTATGATGGTATTCCATCTATATACATCACAAAACGATTTTTCGTTTTTGGTTCAAACGGTGTGAAAAAAATTTCGTCTGTTGATAATATGTCGGCCATTTGTTTTCTCCTATTAAGTTTGCCGTTACTCTTTATACATTAATAAATATCAATTTTCGAAAAAAAATGAAATAGCATGGGTATCTTTTTTACCTACTTCTTAGAAGTTTTTTTGAAGTTTTTTAAAAAAAGACTTGACTCGTATGGTATTTTGTTGTTATATTTAGGTGTAAGATAAATTGAGAAAAGGAATAAAAATGAATTAGTATGTAGTTACCTCCTAAAAACAAAAACCCCAAACAATAATTGTCTGGGGTTTTTTATTATAAGCTAATTTATAAATTAAACTTATTCAGGAAACGCTGCTCCAGTCGGTTGTATTACGAAATCAAGTACGATGAATTCAGCAGTTCTTGTAGGTTGGATAAATATCTGTCCTACTAACTGATTTCTATCAACAACATCTGGTGTGTTGTTTGATTCATCCATCACAACTTTGAAAGCACTTAAACCACTATTAGCTTGTACTGATTCTAAGAAAGGATTTACAATTCCTAAGAATCTGTTACGAGTAGCGGCAGTGTTTTGTTCGAATACTAAGAATCTTGAAGAACTTGCAATAAACTTACGAAGTCTAATTAACAATCTTCTTACATTGATTCTATCTAAAGCACTTGGTTTTCCTTGTAATGTTTTCTGTCCAAACACTACTACACCTTGACCAGGGAAAGAAGCAATAGGATTGATTCTGTTTTCATACAAATCATCTCTTTCTGTATGAGTCAATCTTGTTTTAGCTTCTAATACTGATGATAAACCACCACGATTCAATCCAGCAGGTGCAAACCATTCATGAGCTACTTGGTCGGTGAAACTAATCACACCAGGTAACACTACTGATGGTGGAACCCACATTGGTTTGTTCTTAACGGTATCAAGTATCTTGACCCATGGATAATATACAGCAGCATAGTTTGTATCAAGTGTTTGAATATCTGAAATAGCATTCGTTACACTTCTACCCCATCTTGAACCATCCATAATGTAAAATGCATCTGCACGAGATTCTACTTTACTTATTCCATGATTCGAAACAGAACTATGGTACTCATGTATAATACCAGGTGTTACAAGTAAGTTAATATCAAACTCATCAGGATTTGAGATAGCATTGATTGCTCTCTTGTAAGAAACAGAACCACTTGCATTGGCTCCACTACAATCAAATCCTTGTGTGTTTGTCGCTTGTATATCATTTCCAGTCGCTTTTAGTGTTGTTGGATTATCTCCATCAAAACCGCCTTGGAAAGGAACAACAAATTTTCTTTGTGCTTTTGCAGATAGAGCAAGAGTGATTTTCTCAGAAGCATCTGAGAATGTATCTGCTCCTATTGTACTTGCATCGGCATGTCCATCCATATTTTCAAGGTCAAATACTGCATTATTACCTGTACCAGAACTTGCTGGTAATGGTGATAAGTATTGTTTACTATCCTCGTTTGTGAAATCAAATCCATAATATACATTCTGGTCGTAAACACCATTTGTAGTAGTTTGTGAAGTTCTGAATGATGCACTTGGTACAGTACTTCCACCAAGAACAGGATTACTTATAGCAGCAAAACCATGTGGTAACAATGATTCATCGATACCTTCAAGTTCTGTTAAGTAATTACTGATATAAACATGAACAGATTTGTTTGGATAATCACCTTCATAATTTAATTTTCCATTCGAATCTATTGTTACATATCTATCACCAATTGCTCTTGGTAAATAATTTACTGAATCAGGGTCGAAGTTTAGATTAGCAAACTCTTCCATTACTTCACCATCATTATTTTCACCAGGATTATTTCTTAAAATTCTTAATGTAAATGAACCATAATCACTACCTGGTACTTTACCAGCGGCAGTTAAATCTGCAATAGCGAGTTTGAAATCATTATTTACATCTGAACCATGAGAACGAGTATTAACTTTGAAAAGATTTTTTCTACTTCCAGCAACAGCTTGTGATAATAAGTAAGGTGTAGTTGCTTCTCTATAATCGTGTGTGAAATCTTCACCACTTGAAGCACTTACAATTCTTACCTCATTACTTGCTGAATATCCAGAAGTCGATGTTGTGTGTTTAAATTGTCTATAAACATATACATCTTGGTTTGTGGTTTGAGCATCAGTACCATAAACTTTGGTAATATAGTTTGCAGAACCTGTATCGAAAGATATTGTTACTGCACTATTTGTACCAATCGTTAATTCAGTAGCATTCCAATCAGCACTAGCATCAACCGAAGCTGATGTAGGCCCACCTAAATCTAATGTTGGTGATTTTCTTGATGGTTTTAAAACAGCAATTGTTTTATAATTTCCATCTGATTGAGATACTTCTAATCTAACGGTACTTGACTGATATCCACCTAAACCTAATACACGAACAATAGTTACTGTCGGTGCATTCTTGATGTATTCCTGTACAGTATAAGGTACATAAAAACGAGTATCTAACCCACCAAAGATATTTTCAAATTCCGAAAAACTTGTTACTTGTGTTGGTACGAAAGCGGGACCTTTTTGTGTAGGCCCGATAATTGCCGCACCAATTTCAGCAATACCTTGTGGTAAGAAAGATAAATCTTTTTCACGAGTAAATACTCCAGGACTTACTATTCTTTCAGCCATAGTTATTCTCCTAATTAACTAATTCAATTCTATATATCGGAACGATATATTTCGATTAATAAATATCATTTAGAAATCCCAAAATACATCAGGATAGCTATTTTTTTTATTAACCCTCAGATATTGGTGTAAAAACTCCAGTCTGTGGGTCAAGGTTACCTGGCCCATACTTTTCGTTTAGAGTTTTTACCAATTCTTGTTCGGCTCTTTGAGTATCTATATACTTTGCTTCAACTTGTTCTTCAGCTTTTTCAAGGTTATCTAATTGTTGTGTTAATACAACTTTCTGAACCCTAAGTGCACCAAAGTCATTTTGAACTGCTGAGTATGTATCTCTCAAATTTGAGAGAGATTGTAATTCTTCATCGGTGAATTTAATCTCTGTAGTTTCTGTATTTTTAGCCATGAATACAACTCCTTTATGTTATAACTTGTTAAATTACTATATATAAATATAAACCTATTTGTTCAAACAATCACAATTTTTTTCTATATCTTCAACTTTTTGTTTTAATTCTTTGATTGATTCTATTAGTAGTGGTATGATTTTATCATATTGAACACCTTTATATCCACTACCCCTATCTTTCACTGCCTCAGGTAAAACTTTTTCTATTTCTTGTGCAATAACTCCGATATCATGTCCATGATATATTTGTTGATTATTATTCCAATCAAATTCATATCCACCAATACTTTCCATTTTTTCTAATGGATTTTGTATTTGAACGATATTATCTTTAAGTCTTTCATCCGAAGAATTGAACGCAATAACATCTCCACTTGCTCTAATTGTAGAACCACTTATATCATTATTGAATAACGCATCTCCCTCTTCTGACATATCCAAAGT